GGGGCTTTGTTGCGAAGTGTTTTCGCAAATTCCGAGGGAAGGGGGTGACCAGGCGGTCTCACTGGTCTGTCGCCAACACTGCTTCTGGAGATTACTCCAGGCAGGACGGAGGCAAGACACAGGAGATTATCGACAGGGTTCTGCACGAATTCATGCAGCAACCCCTGTCGTGCCTGGTACCGGATGAACCGCCAGAGAATCTGGTCGACATCACGGGTACTCTCGCCCTACGGAAATGCGACTGGGATCCGGGGTTACCGATAGGCAACCTAATGTTCCCTGAGCTGGTATCACGGGCGGAGAACCGGCCTGATGCCAGACTGGGACATATAGGATTGCTATGGGCAATCTCGTATCTCAGACGCGAAGAAACGTGCGACGTTTCCTTTCCTGGAGAGATCTCCAGTTCTGGGTTATTCCCAGAATCCACGCCCCCGCAAGCGGATCTCCACTATGCGGAGTTGGGGACAAGGGTCGAAGCACTTGTCGAGGAGGGATGGAAGGTCCGTGTTATCACGATCACTTCCATGGCGGCAACCGTAATCGGTCACGTCGCCAGACACATCCTTGACCCCGTCCTTTGGACCGACCGATTACTTTCGATCGGCCTTAAGGATAAGGTCAAGTTGTGGTCCCTCTTGCGCCACATCAGAAACCCGCCTGAATGGGCGGATTCCGTAGACCTTACTACGGCCACCGACGTGCCCCCGGATGAAATCATCCAGGATGTGCTCCACGGTGTTCTTGATGGCATCCAGCATCCACTCGATGGCTTTCTGCGATTCGCCTGTGATCTGGCAGCCTCCAAAAGGAGGTTCCACATCACCCCAATAAAGGGGGCAGAATTACTGCCGGCGATCACAGATCACCGCCGAGGGATCATGATGGGCGAACCGTTATCAGGTATTTTCCTGAACGGAATGTCCTTCTCCGTCAGATGCATGTTCATGTGCCTGAAGAATCAGTTCCCTGAACTTCAGGCTCATGCGCACATGACAAATGACGACATTGACGACTTCATAGCGTCGCATCCGGAGCTCCAATCGGTCATAGATTCCCTACAACCGATCGACCACGTCCTCTCCACACAGAGTGGGGACGACGTCGTAGTCTTTGACAACGTTGGTAATTCCAACGTGCTAAGACTGTGCTACCGGATCTTCGAGATGGAGCCGTCCGAGTCAACGTGGTTCTCCAGTAACAGATATGAACTGTTCACTGAGGAAGTGGCGTTGAACACAGGCACCGGGTGGAAGTTTGTGGACGCTCCGAAGCCGCGTATATTCGCGACATCCGGAGGAGACCCCGACACCGATCCCATCCTGGGCAAGATAAACTTGCTCAGCTCCTACCTACGATATATCGTGGAGGAGAGGGGGGTGGAGGATCACGTCTACAGACGTTCCCTCGATCTTGCCGACTTGATGTGTCGCAGGGATGGACGGTTGATGACAGCCATTAAACGCGGGGATCTCCCCGTGGGGCTGCCTCAACTGTTCGGAGGTATCTCCCACCCGGTTGGATTACAACCAGGTTATCTCCGCACACTCAAGCCTGAATACATCCGTATTCTTAACGGCTACCGCGCTCTCGACCCCTTGGAGCTCTGCGAGTTGAATTTCCAACCCGACGAGCTCCGTGGGGTCCCCGAGGACCTCATCCGAATGTACGTCAAGGGGTTCATTGATCATGTCAAGAATGACTTGGCAGATCAAGTGACCTCTCGTCAGGAGATCCTGATGGGTTTGCCAGAGAATACTCGGGCAAACTACCACGTACACCAGGAGGCAGCACGGAGGCAACTGAAATCAGTGCCGAGTGCGCTCAGCGAAATTAATCGGAAGATCATGTTCCTTCTAAGCCTTGAAGGCAAGGTAGAAGTGAACAGGGTCTCACCGATT